GGCAAGGTAGCCCTTGATGGCCTCATGATGGGGAGCAAAGGCCGCATCCTCCAGCATGGACTTGAGGGCGGTCTTGGAAAACTTGGTGCAGTCAAGAGCCATGGTAGAAACCTCCGGGAGAGACACTCAGGACAAGGCCGGGGCAACGCTGCCCGACGACCGACAGCCAACCGATGCCGTTCCGGCCGAAGGCCGCCATGCGGGTGATGCACGGGGAACCTTGGAGGGAACGGGCAGCCACCGGCCAATCCGACCGGCAACACCACAACGATGCCGTTCCCTCCGAAGGAGGCCATGCGCACGCCCGTAGAGATTCTCCCGTGGGCACATGACGCCCGTTGGATTCTTCCCGCGAGACTTGGGGTTGGTTTCGGCGGTCCATCCCGAAGGGATGGGGCTGGGGCTGGGCAAAGACCGCTGGGGGCAGTCTCCGGGGCCTAAACCCTTAGGGGTTTAGGGGGAGGTCAGCACACTTAGGTTTTCTCCCTAAGGGAGAACCCTAAACCCGAACCTCGCGTTATCTTCCCCTTAGATACGCACGCGGCTAAGAGACCTTGAGGTCTCTTTCATGGGTGCCCGCCCACCCCCGAGCCTGCCCGTCCATACATCATGTTCCCCTCTTGGATTTTTTCCAAGTTTCGGTTTCTGGGATTCCGCCTTAGTGTTCCGGCCAAGGGGCCTTTGGCTGGCCAGAGATACCGTCAATACGGTCAATACTCAATCTTCGTTTTTCCCGGGGATTATTCACATCGCCCCGACGTTTCGGCCAAAAAACGCTTAAAGAGCCGGTCGGTGGATAAGTTTCATAACTTCTCCCCCGACTTATGTTCGCCATCGCCGCCAAAGTACATAAACCCAGAAGTGGAGCAGCAAGGTCAGGAGCCCCCTCGATGTCCGACGTTATTCGGAACCACCAGAAGCGACACGGCACCATGCGGAAACTGACCCCCATGGAGAATGCCGTCAATGAGGTCTCCCGGGGACAGGTCCCTGAAGCGGCGTATCCGGCTCTCCGGGCTGCTGGGAGTGTTATCCGGGCGGTGAATCCCAAGGTGGATGGGCCGTCAGGGGTGGCTGGCAAGTTCCGGCAGTCGGGTTCTCACTGACTCGTCCCGGTCCGGCAGGGACATAAATCCCTGCATGGAAGCGTTCACTGAGGGTGCGAGCCGAGCCATCTCTGTGGTGGTGGTCTTTCTGGCTTTTGTCGGCGTCTGCCATGCGTTGATCGTGGCGGCATCTCTGAGCATCTGGCTCTACGAGCGTTGGTTCGATAAGGGGGACGACTGATGCCTGCCCCGAAGATCAAGTTCCGGTCCTATGCCCCCGATGTGAAACTCCCCCGGGCCAAGACTCCCGAGTACGACATAGACCAAGCGGAGTACAACGCCTCAGGGGTAGGCCGACCGCATAGCGACGATCCAGATGTTCCGACACAGGAGACGGATGCCCAGCCTTCACAGCAAGAACTGCTGAAGAACTCGGAGGCTATGTATCAGGATGCGGTCCAGCGGGGGGAAGAGAATGACCAATCCCCGACTTTCTTTGAGAAGGCCCCTTCTTTCTTCCTTCGCAGGCGGGTCGCACTGCCCAACAATCAGGGGCTGACCAAGGCGTCGATTGCCCGGTTGAGCATTGGGGACATCATCAAGTCCCTGCAAAGCGACGGGACGGCTGGCTCGATCATGGCCAACATGGCCAAGAACTACGCCAAGCCCGGGTCTCGGATGAGCCTGACGAACTACCACTCGGGCGGCATCGAGGACCATCTGTCTCAGCCGAGGTACTTCCTGACGGGAGACAAGGAACTCCCGGCGGCCTATGGCCAGTATTACCCGGATCACGGGATGGCCTACTGGGCGGGCCGTAACGGCAGGGAGTGGTTTGTCCCGCACGAAGCAGCCCATGCCACGATTGAAGGCGACAACCTGTCTGACTTCCGGGGCGAGATGTTCGGGGGTTTGCTTCCCAGCGAGATGACCTACGGCGAGTACGCGGCTTTCTCGCCCGAGGTCCAGAAGATGAGGCCCTTCCACCAGAGGCAACTGGGTGAAGACTTGGGCGGCCGGTACATCGAGGATGATGGATGGGACGAGGTCGCTGCCGACTTGATGCAATGGTCCCATGACTCTAGCGACATTCTGGGGCAGCCGAACCGGAATAAGCAGTTCATGTCGGAACTCCGGCAGCGGCTCATGTCCGGCGAAATCCCCGACGAGGACCCGTACTTCAAGATCGGCCCCCGCCAAGGCATGAAAGCCGAGGGGTACAACCGGCTTCAGCGGGCTCTTCGCGGTCTTCTTGAAGTCTCTCCAGAAGAGGGCAAGCGTCTGATCTTGGACTCCATGAACCACTTCGGCAGCAACCAGCCGGGGGCGACGTATGGCTGAGATCGAATCCGGCTGGAGCGACCGCCGCAGTAGCCAAAAGACCCCTGACCAGTATGCAGGGCTGATCCGCTCGATCATTGCCGAAGAGGCCAGCCGAGCCGGGGTGTACAACCCGACGCTGGCAGACGACTTCCTGTCCGGTGACCCCAAGGCCCGGGAGTATGTGTCGAGTCTCCTGTACTCGGGGGACCCAGACACTGACGGGGTCGAGGGTGGCGAGTGGCCGGAAGTCCGCAAGAAGCAGATGGAGGGCTTCAAGGGTCGCGGCTGGTCGGCATCGGAAATGGCCGATTGGAGGTCCAAAAACGGGCCGACCATCCCGGACCGCCTACTCAGCGAAGGCAGCAAGCAGGCCTATCGCTGGCAGGCCAACCGGGATTTCCTGCGGGGATTCGTGGACCTTGAGAAGTCCACCAACTCCCAATCCCGGAACAACCAGCCAAGCCTGAGTTCGCTGCTGCTGGGTGGGCCGTTCACCGGCATGGTCGGGAATCCGCACCAGAAAGACTACGAGGCAGGGCTTCATCGGCTGTCCGAGAACCACAACCGCCAGATCAATAGCGATTACGGCGAGAGTGGATGGACAGGATTCCTGAATAACCCCGAGGAATATGCGGTTCCTTGGGTCATCGACAATGTGTTCGACCGAGGGTTCCACGCCTTCGACTACGGGAGGCAGAGAGACAGGGACGGCAGCAAGCGGGGGTTCTTCAACTCTCTCGTCAGTGATGTCCCCAAGTACCTGTCAGCCCGTGCCGCCGCCGGTCAGGTGTCCCCTGCCCTGCCCGGTAATCCCAAGACCCCCGAGGAAAAAGAGGCTGCCCTGAAGTCTCTTCACGGGATGCGGGATGCAGCCAACCCGAACTCCTCTAAGGGTCCCACCTCCTACGAGATGGGGCACCGGGAAGACACTGGCCACTACCCGTCCTACGCCGGAAGCACGTTGGTCAACTTCTTGCAGGGGCTGGTCAGCGATCCGACTGTCGTGGCCAATGTCGGCATGGCCGGTCGAGCAGCACTCACAGCAGCCAAGGCTGGCACCCGGGAGTCCGCCAGATCAGCCGTCCGGGCCGCCATTGCAGCCGGTAGACGCGAAACCGGCGAAGAAGCCGCCATGGGGACAGCCATCGCAGGCCCGATCACCCTCTACAACGAGAGCGAGCAGGCCAAAGTCCCGAAGCAAGACAGGCAAAGCGTCAACTGGAAGAACCTGTTTACCCCGGGCAACGAGGTCAGGACCGATCTGCCCAAGGATGTCCGCGAAGAAAGCCAAGCGGACTTCATCAAGAGGTACGACTCCGAGTACGAAGCACGACGGCAAGCACTAAAGGCAGTGCCCGAAACCCTTAAGTCCATTCCCACAAAGCGACCCCTAGGCCGACTCAACGCGACACCGGCCATGTAAATGACCGTTGCAGTCCACTACTAACTGGGCACACACTCCTCCATGGTTTCCCATTCCTTGGAGGAGGAGCAATGAACGACGACATTTCGCCGGTCGAGTCCGAGGCCCCGGATGCGAGTTCCGCCCCGGTTGACTCGTCGCCTGTTGAGAGTTCGGCACCTTCTCAGCACCAGCCCGCTGCCCAGACCCAGCAGCAGCCCATGTCTCCGTGGGATGCCTTCAAGCGGCTCCCGGATTTTCAGGGCCAAGACGACCGGGCCATCGCCGCTCGGCTCTATCAGGCCATGGAGCGGGAGAAGGCCGCCGCCCACAAACTCGCCCAGTACCAGCAGATTCTCCCCTACGCCCAAGAGTACCTGTCGTACCGGCCCGAGTTTGAGCAGTGGCGGCAGCAGCAGGCCCAAGCCCAGCATCAGCAGCAGCAGCCCGCCCCGCAACCCGAGCAGCCCAAGTGGTGGAACCCACCCAAGGTCCGCGACGGTAGCAAGCGTTACCTGATCCGAGACGAAGACGGCAGGGAGGTCATTGACCCCAATGCCCCGATCACGGCCCGGGAAGAACTACTGGAATACCAGCAGTACAAGGCGGATTTCGCCAAGAGATTCTTGGAGAACCCCGAGTCGGCACTGGGCCCCATGATCCAAGAAATGGCCTCCAAGCAGGCCCAAGAGATCGTCCAGCAGCAGTTCCAGAAAGTCGAGCAAGAGCAGTTCGTGTCGTCCATAGAGGAGAAGAACAAGGATTGGCTCTTCGATCCCGAAACAGGAGATGTCACACCGGAGGGGGTCCTCGTACATAAGTACATCGAAGAAGCCAGAGAGCGAGGCATCAAGGGTCCTCAGGCCAGATGGGAATACGCCATCGCAATGACCGAAAGGGAGTTGCTGGCCACGACCTTCGATCAGCAGAAGGCTTCTCAGGGACAACTTCAGCAGCAGATGCAGCAGTTCATGCAGCAGGCCCGACAGGCTCCCCCGCCTCCGGCTCCTGCCCCGCAGGCCGCAGCACCCGCCGCCCCGAACTTGGCCCAACAGAACTTGCAGTACCTGAGGCGAGAGGCGTCGAGAAATCCAAGCCGATCAGCAGGAAACGCAACCAACGACACTCGGGCACCAAAGCCCAAGATGACCTTCGAGCAAATGCTAAGGGAAGAAGCAGGTTCCCGAGGCCTAATCTGAAAGGGTAGACGAGATGCCTTCATCGACTGACTGGGCTCGTAGTATTGGCACGACCATTATCAACTACCTCCGCGAGGAGGAGTTGACCACTTTCCGTAAGTTCAAGGTGTTTGCTCTCCTTGAAGGCAACGGCAAGGTCGTGATGAACCAAGGCGGACGAGGCCTTCAGTGGGAGGTTCGCTACCGGAACCAGCCTGTTACAGGCAACAACGGCGAGACCCCACGGGTATTCGCAAGGCAGAACCTCTGGGTCAACGCGGAACTCCCGTACCGTGGCTATCAGGTCACGGATAGCATCTACAAGAAGGAGATGCTGGAGAACCGTGGGCAGCAGGCTCTCATCAACGTGGCTGGCAACATGGCCGGTCGCCTGAAGGAATCCATGGAGCAGCACCTCTCCAAGGAAATCTGGATCGACGGCGGAAAGGCCGGGAACGAACTTCGATTCCACGGCATCGAGTCCATGATGGCCATTGACGGGACCATCAACATCAACGACGGCACCAAGCGGACGGCCAACGCCGAAGACCCGTTTGGCTGGCCCTCTGACATCTACGCCAACATCAACACTGGCCTCGGTGCAGTGGCCGGTTCCCAGTTGGAAGGCACATGGCCGAACGGCGTGTGCGATCCTGAGTACGACTTCTATAGCCCAATCGTGGTGAACTACGGCAGCACCTACTTCAAGGGTGGTCCGAACAACACTGCAACCCAGACTTGGGCTGACAACTGCGTTCTGGCGACCCGAGAGGGCATCCATCAGGCCAAGCGGAACGACACCCGCGAGAGCCAGATCGACACGGTGGTCCTCGACCGGAAGATGTTCATTGAGTACCTCAACAAACTCGATTCCAAGGAGCGGGCTATCGTGACTCGGACCAATGGTCTGAAGTCCTATGGCTTCTCCGATGTCTTTGAGCAGGACGGAGTCGAGGTCACGACGGAGTACGCGGTCCCGAGTGGCTGTGGCTACGGTCTCTCCATCGGCAACATGGAACTTCGTTGCATGGAGGGAAGCCTGATGACTGCCGAAGGTCCGTTCTATAACGAAGACCTACAGTCCTATAGGTATGTCGTGAGTGTCCTCGCCAACCTTAAGTTCCGTTCCCCGAGGAACTTCTTCAAGTTGCAGGACATCACCCCGGCCCCGTAAGCAACACCCAACCCAAACCCCTAGCGAGAAAGCACAGACATGAGCGTTCTGACTTCTGATCCCCCGTTCGGTCGCGGCCACACCCTCGGGGTGAAGTCCGTCAAGGACGGGAACAACGTCATCGGCTCGGTGAAGGTCTTCACGGACGCCGACCCCCATGAGGGCACGGTCCTCTCCAACCGGGAAGTCCGGGTGGTCTGCCTTCGGAACCGGACGGGTGACAAACTCCTCCCGGCTCAGTTGGTGGCCTGCAACCTTGAAGAGGCCACGGCTCTCGCCACTGCCGCCGATGCCATCGTGGCGGTGGTGGACGAGTACCTCCCGGCCTCGGGGGTCAACGTGGACGATGTCTTCTACGGCGTCGTCACCGGCCCCACCAAGGTCAAGGCTGGCACTCTGGCTGCGGGTGACCCGGTTACGGTCGGTGCTGGCGGCGAAGGTGCCGCTGGTGACGGCCTCGGGATGGCCCTTGCCGAAACCGACGCGGACACCGAACTGACTCGGGTTCTCGTCGGTCTCCACTACAACTCGGCCAAGAACTGACCTAGAGGTGACGCATGGAGGTTAACTCCCTTGTAGTCATCGGTCTGGTCGTGGTGGTAGTCGCCTTCTTGGTGGTGCCCCCCGCGTGGACTCTCTTGGCCCAGTGGCTCAACCCCACTGGTGCCAAGGGGGCCTACCAGCGGCGGGCCGTGTCTCAACTCCTGAAGATCAAAGAGAGCCTCGACAGCAAGGGCCACGGCGATGCGGCCAAGTTGTGCCGCGAATCGGTGGTGGCTTTGGTCTGCGGCGACGACAAGGACGAAACCAAGGAGTCGGCACCTGCGAACAAGGGGCTGTTCCAGTAACCGTGGAGTCCGTCAATGGGCAGGCTCCGGGTAGCGGTTGCTGTCGTCTTCTTGGTTCTCTTTCTGGTCGCCATCCAGAAGAAGCCCCTGCCTCCGGCCCCTGAACCGGCCCCGCAGCAGTGCCCGCCACCCAAGCAAATCAAGAGAGTCATCGGCAACGAGTTTGAACTTGAGGTCATTCGTCTGACCAACAGAGAGCGAACCTCTAGGGGTCTTCGGCCGTTAGAGATAGTGCCGTCCCTGATGACAGACGCCCGCAACTGGAGCAACGTGCAGGCAACCCGAGGTCGGATGTTTCACTCCCGGATGGGCCACGGCGAGAATGTGGCTTGGAACTACAACACCCCCGAGTCCGTGATGACGGCATGGATGAACAGTCCGGGCCATAGGCGGAACATCTTGAACCCTCGCTATACTATGATCGGCGTCGGCGGTGTAACCGGGCGAAACGGTGCCATCTATTCCACACAATGCTTTGAGTGATGTACACGATTGACCCAGATTTTCAGGCCGAAATCGAGCGTCACACTTGGACCAGACTGTCCACTGGATACTTCCAAAGAAGTTGGTCAAAGGGAGGCAAGGGAAGCGAGTTACTTCACCGAGCCGTCTGGCGTCTTGCTGGCCGCGAACTCCCGCAGCACCCGCTGACAATCGACCACATCAACCGCGACCCGTCGGACAACAGGCTGGAAAACCTGAGAGTCGCCACCCAAACCCTCCAAAACTACAACACAAAAGACAGGGCCCGCTCAAGGCACCAACTCCCAAGAGGCGTTTACTACCTTCCCAGCAATGGAAAGAAGAGCGGAAAGGCAAGGGCCAAACCCTATGCCGCAAAGGTATACCACAGAGGCAAGCAGGTTTATTGCGGCTACTACCTAAGCCCCGAAGAAGCACACAAGGCCGCAGAAGCCAAGCGTCACGAACTGTCAATGATCGAGTCCCAGTAGCCCCCTAGGAAACCCCGCCATGAAGAAGTTTGCCCTTGCCCTGACCATGACCCTTGCCCCGCTCTCGGCCTACGCCGGGAACTGCCACGGCACCGACCAGCCGACCGCCTTCTTTGAGAAGGTCGATGTGGAGGTCGCCGTCGAGCAGCCCAAGGGCGAGAAGGTCACCGCCGTGGTCACCGAGTCCATCGTTTCGGCCCCGGCCAGCGTTGGTCTGGTCCGCCGGAATGCCAACCGCGAGGCCCGTGCCGAAGTTCGGGCGGCCAAGCAGGCTCGTCGGGCTGCGTTCTTTGCCTCCAAGGCTGCGGACGCTGTCGGTCAGGAGGCCCGTCAGGAAGCCGTCGTGCAGGCCTATCGCCAGTGACTTCTCCCTGACCTTCGGAGCGGGTCAGTGATGGAGGAGGAATGCGGGGGGAGTGGACGCGACACCCACTCCCCCCGCTGTGGCTTTGCCGGAGGGAAGATCATGAGCGCGAGGATCAGGGCACTTCGGGGGCAGCAGCCTAGCCCCCTGACGCCCGAGCAAATCGCCTACCTGTCAACGGGCCAGATGAGCAATCTGAGCCCAGAGGACACGGGAGGCTCCATTGACGACTACCTCAATGGGCCCTCCATGGCGTCCGTTCTTCTGAAGCAGGCCAAGGGAGAGTACTTCCAAGACCTGATCCAGCAGGCCCGAAAGGCAGGCACCGAGGGCATGACCGCCCCCATGATTGCTTCCATCCTCCAACTGGATAGGCAGTGACATGGAACACCGGCAATGCGAGGAGTGCCGGGAATCGAAGCCCCTGACCCCCAAGTATTTCCCTAGGGCCCCGGGCACCCAGAACACCTATCGGTACATCTGCAAGAAGTGCCGAAGGGCGAACGAACGCAAGGCTCGATTAGCCAAGATCGAGACCTCGGCAATCGACAAGTTCTCCAAGGCGGTGGTCTCGGGCGGGTCCAACATCCCGCACACAGCCGAACTGCTAGAGGCCCTCATGCACTACTTCGGTGGTGCCAACGGGTTCGCAGCCTTGGCCATGAAGCAGTACTTTGAGTCCCCTCCGGGCAGCCGGATGCGGAACTCCCTCCTTGAGATGGTCGTCCGTCTGGCGGCCAAGAACACCGAGCAGGGCGGGGCCAAGAAGCCCATCGACCTGTACTCAGAGGAAGAACTGGATCAGGAGATCAACAAGCGGCTGGAGCAGGCCGTGGTCCTGTATGGAGGCAAGTTCATAGATGCGTCACACGAAACACCCCTCCATGCCCAACTCCCCCCTCCCGCAAGTCCAGACCATATCGGAGTTCCAGCGGGACGAACTGAAGACCTTGCAGTCCGAGTTGAATGCGAGGCGGATCGAAGCCTTAAGGCTATACAAGCCAACGCCGAAGCAGTGGGAGTTCCACACTTGCATGGCTTCGGAGACGCTGGTGATCGGGGGGAATCGGTCGGGTAAGTCCCTCTGTACCTTCGTGGAGGACGCATGGGCCGCAACTGGAACCCATCCCGTCGAAGACAAGTACAGAAAAGAAGGCGGGAATCTCGTCATCATCGGCCAGAACTGGAAGCACATCGGTCTGGTCGTAGTGCCCTACTTGTTTCGTGCCGGGGCCTTCAAGATCATCCGAGACGCCCAGACGGGGATGTTCCGGGCATTCGATCCAGTGGCCGACGCCGACCGGCTGAAGGAAGCCAAACCGGCCCCGCCGTTGATCCCGCCTCGGATGATAAAGAGTTTTTCGTGGGTCCTGAAATCGGCGGGCTACCTCAACTCCTGTGAGTTGATGAATGGGTGGACCATCTACTGCTTCTCGTCAGAGGGAGACCCACCCCAAGGCTTCCAAGCAGATAGGGTACATATAGACGAGGACCTGAATAACGAATCATGGGTCCCGGAGATGCAGGCCCGACTTGCAGACCGGAAGGGGTTGTTCAACTGGAGTGCGATGCCCCATTCCAAGAACGAGGCTCTCATAGGCCTGAATGAGCGGTGCGAGAAGGCCGAAGAACAAAACAACGACCGGGACATCAAGCGGTTCGTCCTCAGGTTTCTGGACAACCCCCACATCGACTCCGACGAAAAGCGGAAGATGGTGGAGCGGTGGTCGGCCATCGGAGACGACGTTCTCAGGCAGAGGTCCGAAGGCGAGTTCATCACCGACAGCATTCTGGTCTACCCGAACTGGAACCCCAGCATTCACGGGTTCTCTCGGGACGGGCTGCCCAACGGGCAAGTCCCAGCGGATTGGTGCCGGTACGCCATCATCGACCCGGGCCACGCAGTCACTGCCGTCCTGTTTGCGGCAGTCCCCCCGGACGAGAAGACCATTCTCCTCTACGACGAACTGTACATCAGGAACTGCAACGCCATCATCTTCGGGCAGGAGTTCGCCCGGAAGACATCAGGGCAGCAGTTCTATGCTTTCTTGATCGACGCCCACGGGGGCCGCCTGACTGACATTGGTTCAGGCAGAAGCCCGCAGGAGCAGTACAGCGAGCAGTTCGCGGCCCTCAACATCAAGTCCCGGGTGACCGGCCACAGTTTCATCCCGGGCTCAGACGACGTTCTGGCTGGGTTGCAGTGCGTCCGAAACATGATGCACATACGGCCATGCGGAACCGCAAGGCTAAGGTACATCCGAGGAACTCTCCCTAATCTCGAAAGGGAGATGAAAAGGTATAAGAAGAAAGTCACTTACGTTGCCGGGACATCCGTGGTCACCGATGAGCCCAATAAGCGTGGCGAGTTCCATCTAGTGGACTGCCTGCGGTACTTGTGTGCCTATGACCCCGAGTACCACAAGCCCGAGCAGCACACCGAGGAGCCGTGGTACGTCGCTTGGGCCGAGAAGCGGCGGAAGAGTCAGGGGCAGTCTGGCGTTGTCTACTTGGCCCCTAACTCTTATTCCGAGACTTGGATCGCCTAGCCAATGACTCTTGTTCTCTAGCAAATCCCTCCTGAAGATCGAGTCCGTGGGTTGAGCCCCCACTTGGACAGCGGCCTTTTGGAGGATGCCATGCCGG